CAAGGATCGCTAGTAGTCCCGGTTTCCTCTGTTGTGTCCTCTTCGATCGGCGCTGTTGCCGGCAAAAACATTTGTTTAAAATTAACATTCAAATCTATTTTTCGTGCCGTCTTTTTTGAAATAAGGCGTATTTTAAACCTTTTATTCCACGTAGAATCATCTGCTGTGCCCAAATATGCGCCATGGCGTGTAAGATTGAAAGCTGAAGAAACTTCGTCTAACCTTTCTTCATTAAAAGAAAGTTGATTAAATGCCGGCTTTATCTGAATCATTTTTCGGAACGATCTAGACGGCTGCATATACTGTGGGTCTGTGGGTATTTCAAATATTGAAGTGTTTAAATAAATAGAATTTCCATCGTTTATAAGCTCTACTTTGTAAATATTACTTACATCGGAATAGTTCTCATGTACATCAACGCTCCTAAAAACATAATAATACGCCGTATTTGGCTGTAAAGAATCCAGCGCGCTGGCGGCATAAGAATAGCTCACGCTGTATAGATTGTTTGAGGTATTAATTTCTAATCTAATATTTCCATCAAAATCCTGATAACTTGTAGGTTCATCTTGTATGCGATAAACGATAAACTTTGTAGGAACATCGTCTGTTCTGTAAGTTAATTTGTCGTCACTAGATAAATTTAATTTATCGCGATAATTTTGAATTATTTCGGTTTCATCTGTCGATATAATTGTTGGATCGGCTTCGTATTCATGAATTGGAGAATAAAGTAAAAACAATAATTTATCATCGACACCCTTATAGGGTATTATTTCTATTTCCGGCTTAACAGACGGTGAATCTATCATATAACCGGTTGATGAAAAATACGGCGCAGGAATTATCTGGACTGATGGGGACGATTCTACTTGAAAACTGGCGTTGTAATGGTGTGAAACTTGAGTTTTAGAATAACTTCCTTTAACATACCTATATTTTGTTCCAACCACCATTTTGTGAGCATTGATAATATAGCCATAAGTACTGTTATATCTTACCTGGCGATCAATTATATCGTTTATACTCCCATCTGCGCTATTTGGAATAAAAAAGGTCTCAATTAAAATACCATCTTCGTACTTTTTGACTTCAAAAAATAAAGTTTCTGTGTATGCTTCTTTGCCATCTAAAATTTCCGCGTAAGACCTTAAATTATCCGAAATTATATTATTGAGGCGAGAACCTACTATTATTTTTGCGAAAAACGCAGATACATCCATATAATAAGATGTATTGAATCCTTTTTCGGCATTATTCAGATCATATACTTGTACTCTGGTGCCATCTAGTTCAATCGCGCTAAAATCAGTCTGATCAAGGAACTGTTCCAAATCGACACTGGGATAGCTTAAGCTGACAGAAGTGATACTGGTTTTGTTTTCGCCTATTGCAACATGTTCGAACACTTCGAAAGGAAAAGAAGTTGGAATTAATTCCGAACTATTGTCCGTATCAAATGATATATTATTATACATCGGAAAGTCGCGCTTGTCAAGTGATATATCGTTTAAATTATCAACAATAGCAGGAGAAAGTATAATATCTTCCGGTATTATATCCGAATTAAGTATGTTAATGTCGGAATAATAATCAAATATGTTTTTAAGGCTTTGAATTCCGCGCTTACTCATTTTTTCGGTTCTGCTTTCATAAATGCTAGAATAATAGTTATATACATATTCAACGTCGCCATTTAGCCCAACCGAAGCTTCATTTAAATCGATCTTTTCGGAAGAATTATATGGCGAATTGTAATCAAAAGTGTGATCATAGATCAAGGGCGCCTCCACATCGCCCTCGCCACCCGGCGCCAGAAGTTCTAAAACAGAAACCAGATCCGGTACTGCGCTATCATCATAATAATCATTAGTAACAGGATTTGGCCACTGAAACCGCTGCCACCTGTCCAATGTTATTGTTTCAACTATGGTGTTTCCTATTCGACTATCAGTTTCAATTGAATAATCAACACCGAATTTTTTTAAAATGTCCACGCCGGGTTCGCCATAAGAAAGCTTTTTGCTATTATCGGATACCCAATATTTTCCTGTATATTTCCTAAATGGATCATATACAGATCCGCTGATCGTGGTTGTGTCAATAAAAGTTCTTTTTTTGCCTATCATGGTTTTGTAATTAGTTTTTCTATAATTCTAGAATAAAATAGGAATTAATAATATTATGATCGAATACGTACTGGGATTTGTCCGGGTATCCTCCCGTACTAGAGATCTGCGGAAGAATCCTTCTAATTTTGCAAAGCAAATTTCCTGAGTTATTTGAAATGATATCAGATGTTAACCTTTCCCATTGCGGATCGGAAACTCCTCCATCGGACGAATAAGACGGATCACTTAAATATTCTATACGACCCATAGTCCCATATTTCAAATATAGAACAAATTTAGCTATTTGGATATTTAATCCAGTATATCCCGCGCCGGAGACCAATTCCCCCAATGAGCCAACGGCAAATCCTGATGTCGTGCCGCCTATGGCCTTTATAATGGTTTCGGATTGAGTTGCCCAATAATCTGAGTCCGGATCTATTCCGTTAATAGCCCGTATGACTGCTTGATTATACACCTCGGCGCCGGCATTATGATCATCAAATGGGATAAGAGTTGAAAGGTTTAAAAAAGTTTCAGACTCTTGCGTATTTAAACTAGACATATACCGAATTGGCTGCTGGCCGGTGCCGGGCCCGCGAAATGCGCCGGCGCCGGGGGTCGACATCAGCGCTTCCGATGGGATAAGCGCCAAAGAGCCGAAATCAATCGATATTCCCGAATTGTTCATTAATTGGGCGGCTTCATAGCCGGTATATCCGGATTCCATGGATCTTCGGTCATTCTCGTCTTCCAAATTATAAAGCGCCATTAATTCCTTATACACATCTATGTCCCATGTCGAAGTATCATAAGAGGAGCCGTTTAAGTTTACAGAATTTAACGAGAAAAACGAATAAGTTGCATCATCAATTGCTATAGCAAAGCCGGCCATCGTCGGACTGATATATTGAAATACATCGTCCGACCAATTACCTTGAAATTTAGCAAGAGATATCTTCCCATCGTTTCTAGGAATTTTCAAAAATTCTAGATATGAAGTATAATCAGAAACATCAAAAGGCTCAAAATCATGATCAATATATATGATATTTTTTGGATGATCAGAGCTACTATTCGGAGAACTCTCGTTCAACGCATCAAAATCAGCAGTATTGGTTAGACTTTGAAAATTCGATTTGATTACTTCAAATACCTCCATCATCTCCAGAATACCCCCTAAATTAGCAGTTTCGGGTGTTAAATAAGTCCCCACATTACTTGCTAGCGTGAAAAGATCGCCAATAGAAATATCAAAATCAAATGCGCTAAAAAACTCTAGTAAAACGTTTTGCGCCTTTGTCCAATAAGGCTCAGTACCATTAAAGCGAGAGTTCAGTTCATCAATGTAGTCATTTTTGAGCGTATCTAGAGTATAATTGTAATTTGTTTGCCGAGATGCTTCGTGATAATAGTAAGTTAAGTCAACAATAACATCTGAAAGATCATTGTAAAAATCACTTAAAAAGTCATATATCGGATCCCTTATTGTTAATTTTAACTTATGTGTGTATATTCCGATACCCGTCCCAGCGATATAATCCATAAACTGAAACGTTGGATGACCGGAGGAGCCTAGGTTGTGGGAAGTCAGTGAAGTTTTGCTCATGTTTTCGGTACTCATCAGATCTTCCAGTCGACCGTTCTCAATATCCGTCCTTTGTCTTATTATTCGTAAGTCTATGATTTCCACTTTTGATATAATCTCCTCCCGAATGCTATCAGAAAGACGCGAATATATGTAACCAAATTCGGAATTGAAAAGCATCATTTTTAGAAAATCAATGCTAAAGAACGAGCACATTTTACTATTGTTTGATAGTGTTATAAATTCATTTGTAATGTAAGCCTCTTCCGATATATTAATATATCCGGCGCGAATTGTTTGTTCGCCTACTTGCATTAGATCTTGCAAGCTATTGCTTTGTGAAAAATCAATTATAGTTGCAACTGTTTCGACTGTTGCCCCAGCGGCCAAAAAAACGGGATTTGTTACCTGAACACCGATTAATGTAGGGTGTTCCACGGTTGTTGAGTGTTTTACGCCGGCCATAACAGAACCAGCGCGCTGGTGAGTTGCACCAAGCCACCATTCATGATCTGTAGCCGTATAATATTGAGTTCGCTTCGTGGATATTTTTCCATTTTTTACAACTGATATGGTTGAAACGAGCGGAGAGGAAGACGGAATTTCAGTTGCTGAAACGCTATAATCTATAACCATCTGTTCTACATCTAAATAAAAATTGGCCGTTACATCAATCCTGCCCCAGTCGCTTATAGAATAAACATTATCCAATTTAAGAGTGATTTCATACGGTATTTTGTAAATTATACCGGCGGGGTCGCTGATTGTATCGTAGGCATAAGAATCCAAATCGCCGGCATCAAAAGATAATGTCTCCTCGCCGCGATCGGGCGTCTCGGTGAGGCCCACTATATATCCAACGTTCATCTTAAAATATTTTCTTGCTGTCTCATTCGTATACCATAATGAATCTTGGGCGCCCGTCGATATTTCATATACGGATAGTTGTACCTGAAGACTTACTGGGGTATTATCCTCTGAATTTCCATCTGTGACGTAAACCTTTTCGATATACACATTTGGGATCCCATCTGTGCCAAATACATCAGAATCAATATATCTTTTATAGTTTATCGGTGCGGTACCGGACGGTGGGGCGGCTGCCATTAGTCGCATGCCTCCGTATCTTCAGCCGAAGAGTCATATATATCTGGGAATTGCGGATTGAAAGACTCTTCGCATTCAAATTCTGTTTCTATATAGATATTTCTTGAGTTTAGTCGACTAACTGCTGCGCATAAATCGTCTTTTGTTATTTGATCGTCAACATTTATATCGAAATAATACTCAACATAATCTTTTGTAATTTCTAGATCCACCGGTGTAGTGGTTGGTTCAGATAGCAAAAGATCGTTTTGGACGTATATCGGCTCTTGAATAAAATTAAGTTTTCTGGTTTTTTCTGTTCCGCTAACGGTTTCTATTAAATAAACCTCTATTTCAAAATTCTCGTTTTGATATGGAGTATTGTTCTCGATCGATCTTAATATGATATCGTCAGGGATAACAACAACGGATGTGCCATTATCCATAAAAGCGCGCTGAATGTTTGCTTCATTTTGTAGTGAAGCAGACGCTTCCAAGGGGCGAAGCAAATATTTTTGTTCAATGTCAATCTGTATTATTGGCAAAACTACTTGGTTCGAGCCAGTATAGGTACTGGAAGCTGACACAATTTTTCCACCAAAGAAGTCCATCGAAAATTGTGGAGCGGCCGGAACTCCCAAATCTGTATTTTCTCCCAATTGAGAAGAGAGTTGAATTTCATTAACGTTCATAAATTCGTTATCTTCTAAGGAGCTAATCTTATCGACAGTGGAAAAATTATGTTGAGTTTGCAAGTATATTGTTTCGTCTTTTATTCTAGTAAGGGTGTCGTTTTGATTTTCAGTAAATCCAGCATATAGGGAATCGTAAATTATACCGGTATCGTGAAAAGTATAATATTTTGGCTTAAAACCGCCCGTGGCCAAAAGTTGTCGACCTTTTTGTGTCAATTGAAGGTCTATAACCTCTTCTTTGTTATCAAAAATTTTCACTAGCTATCTCCATACGTCACCTTCCGGCGCCACTCCCCGGGTCGTACACGCCTCCATTGCCATTTCCATTTCCATTACCGTTTCCATTACCGTTTCCATTGCCATTTCCATTACCGTTTCCATTTCCATTGCCATTTCCGTTGCCATTACCGTTGCCATTTCCGTTGCCGTTGCCTCCGTTAGAACTGGGTGCCGGCATATTGGTACTCATTGGATCTATTCCGGTACCATCTGCCGAGCTAAACTCAATTCCCAAATCAAGACTAGCATATTCAACCAAACTGAAAAAATCATAAGGCCAATTCACATATGTATCATCCTCCCAGCGAGTAGTGGTGCCAACATATGTTTGGTCAAAATAGCTGGTTGCTGCCTTTTTCTTTACTTTAAACACCATAAAACGTAAATTTTCAAGCGTATATTTCATCGTCGTCGCGGCAACTGTTTGGCCGGCTTGATTTACCTGACTGCGGAGCAATCCCCCTAAAAACTCTGAACTGTCGATTTGGTGCTCTATCGTCACTTCCTGTTCTTCAAACGTTCTTCCAATTTTTGGGGGCAAATTCTGCCAAATATCGCTTAAATCTAAACTATCCAACGTATGACTAAATTCAAAAATATACATCACAAACGGATCTATAGAACTATCAGATATAAAATCAAACTCCTGCGGAAAATAATATTTTTGCATTTTTTCAACCATGTTAACAATAGAATCGCCGATGCCCTCCGTATCTCCAGCAAGGACATTATCAAGGACTCCCCGGGCGTCATCAACATCAAGCTTAACAAATGAACGATCGGAGCCGTGCTCTACAAACGGAATTGCCACAATCGCTTCTGTTATTTCCTTACCATATACTCTGGTTTGTCCTAATTTTTTTGCGGTGGTGTCAAATCCAATTACTGATGCTAAATCTTTGGTTACTGATGGGGCATAACCGTATTTTTCTGTCATCCATCGCTGTTCAATTTCCCCTATTTGCAAATAGATTCCCTCTGCCGAGGAAGATGGCGTGTGACCATACTGATGCCACATCCCGCGGGGTGTAGAGCCGGTACCGTATGCGGGGGCTGTAACCTCTCCCGAAGTTTCCTTAAAATCTAAAATAGGAGTCTCAAATTTCGGCGAAATAACCCATCTAGTGGAATTTGCTGTTGGAGAACCGCCGCGGACAGGTTGTGGAGGAACTATTTCAGAGCCAAACAAGTTGATTGATGCGCTAATTTGCATAGCATATGCGTTAACTAATGATTCGTGTTGCGGTCCTTCGTGCGAATGCGCTGCTTGCCAACCCTGCGCGTTGCTGCCAGTAACACGCCAATAATGAACCACGCTAGCGCTTAAGATGTCTTCGATCGAAGGATCAGTAGCATCGTCCCCCGTGGGCGCAAAAATAATATCAGCCCATGCTTCGCCATAATAATATGGCGGAGTGAACGGATAATTATATCCGTGTCTACTATCAAACGATCCACCTGGCGTTTCTAAAACGGGGGGCCCAAAAGCAGTTGGACGACTATACATCAACAATGATTGATGAATATTTGACCCGGTCAATTGTGGTATCTCAACCTGAGTGGTGTCCAGTGGCCTAGCAACACCGCCACGAGTTGAAGAATATAATTTAACCCTCATTCCATAGGCTTTTCCCGGATTAAATAAATTCGCATAAGAATCAGAAGCCTTTGATTTAATCGTTGTAAACCCACTTAAAAAGAAATTAGGTACTTCTCCAAAAAAGTTTTCTGCCATCAACCGATATTTGGTATCATCAGCGGCTACTTTCAAAGAAGCGGTAATGTTTATGGAGGCAGATGGGTGCGGAAACATATCAACTATTTCCAAGCCCCTAACTTGCGCTGGATCGATCAAAGCTTCAAAAGGGATTCTCTTTTGGAATCCTTCTTCAACGGTGTGCGATGATGTCATTATAAGAAAATCGTATACCGGTAACGAGGCTGATGTTTTATAAACTCCATACGAGGATGTATATACGGGGAAATCTACAGCCATCCCGGATTTTATTGTATTATACATGATTCCCGGGGCATAAAATGGAGCCAAAAATGTTCTGAACGCCGTCCCCTCTTTCTTCAAATTAGTTTCGCCTTCATAAGTAAGCTTTGAAGAATATGAGGAGGAAAATTCTTCTGCTAATTGAACAGTTCTTTCTGCAGGATAGAAGCCATCATATGGGAGTAATTTAAGAATTCCCCTTGCTTTAAATTTTATTTTAGACGGTAGCACATATCCATTGTGATCGTTGAACACTTTCATGAATTCATCGCCCAACAACTCAGCAAACGAGTACGTCTCATAAAATTTATCAGCTAATGCAGTTTCAGATCTCCAACTATCAGAAATTCCACCAGTTATGAACAGCGCGCCGTTATCTAGCGTATCAAGCCCCAAAAGTCTTGGGAGGTATCTTTCAGAAACTCTATATTCAGGTAATGTTGTATATCCCTTTCCTTTAAATCTAATAATGTCAGCATAATCTTCATATGAATCATAAAAAGGATTTCTGACTGAAGCACTAAAATTGATTATGTTATTTTCGTCCTGATCGACAAATAGCGAGTTATAGCCGGCCTGATCGGCCGCTTGCCACAAGGCATTGCCGCCAAATAATCCATTTTCTTGAATTATTGGCAGCGTCGATGCAGTTTCTGGCATTTCTATGTCTGCCAATGGATTAATTGCTGATTTTGGATGATAAGACGTCTGCTTTAAAGAATAAAGCGCCCTAGGGCGCAATACTCCCAAAATTTTATTAATGGTACTCTGACCATGTACATGAGTTTCATAATTTTGCAGCACGCCGGCGCCGGTAGGTGGTGCCGAAGGATAAAATGAAGAATCATGAGACGTAAAATCACTTTCTGCGTCCAAAGTCCACATACTTTGCGTCAAAAACGAATAGTTAAACCTATTCTTTATTGCGGTACCGTCTTTAGTCCTTTTTGAGCGGCTGTCTTTCCAGAAAATGTTAATATATGTGGGCCGTGATCTTATATCTCCAATATTGTTCTTATCTTGCGGATATATATTTTTTTGAAAAGTTAAAGAGTTAAATCCTTCGGCCGGAATTATCGTCGTGACGTCCTCGTCCGATCATGTCTGACAATACTATATCATGATCAAGATTGACTTGTTCGTTGGCAAAAAATGTGAAATTATTATTATAGGATACTTTAATTTTTACATTTATTCCGGTGTCGTCCGAATCTTTTACTACAATTAAATCATATTCCAAAGGATAATTATTAAATTTTATGGACGGCTCTGTTGCAATTGCTATATTATCTTGGGGGTTGTTTGTCACCTCGTAAGTAAAAATGGAGTTTTCCTTATAATATTTAACAATTCTTTTATCAGCATTTCTTGTTTGTTTAAACGTTGGCCAACCATACGGGCCATTACGATGTAAGTTTAATACAACAAGCTCAGTAACATCCGGAATCGTAGTAAACAAGGTGTTTTTATATGGAGATGGCCATGACCCCTCGCGAGACGCGGCGCCGCTGAGAGCCGTTGGATATCCTATACTGGAGGTTGTGTCTGAATCAGAACGAAAAAGAGAGCCACTCACAATTGGGTCATAAACATACGTATTCAGTCCTACAAAATCAATTTTATGTGCCATATTTACTCTCTATAGGGTAGATGATATATCTTCTGCAAATTCTGGGAAATTAACCGCAGAAACGAATGTATCATTACTAATAACTAGCCCAGATCTAGGAATGTATCCTGTAAATGAGCCACTGGTATATTCTGCTGGATCCAAAGCCTTGCTTCCCAATGAGGCCGTCAGCCATGTATATTGAAAATCTGTTCTCGGAATCGCATGCTGAACCCAAAAATTATCATTTGCAAATCCCAGAGAGACATTTACATTTTCAGCACTAGCGTCATAGCTATATCTTCTTAATCTATTTCTAGGAATTTTATGAATAGACGCCGTTGTTGGATAAGTATTGGTCAATACGGTACCGTATTCAGAATCGATGCCAAATTTGCCACAATGGCGCGTCAAAAGTGTTCTAAGGCCCTCTCGTTTTCCAATTTGAGAATTTACTCTTATTGTGCTACTTTCGCCAGATCCCGATCCGCGTACGCTAAGATTGCGGAATGGAATTGCGTTATAGGGAGAATATTCTTGCGATTTAAGGTCTAAATATCCAAGAGATTGAACCTCTGGGCCTCCAGGGGCTGAAAATTTGTTTGCTATAATAATGTTCGAGGAGGAAAAGTTTGTAATTTTTTTATTATTTGTCGTAGGGAATCGGTTACTACTCGTCATCGTCTGGGTTATATCACTATTTTTGCGACCAAAGAAGTTACCCTCGGCGTTCTCGGCAGGACTGGGTCCAAATAGAGAATTAATATTTGTGGTTGCCGTTAAGTTTCTTCCACTAGCCGTTAATAATGACGGCAAAGATGTACCACCATTTTTTGTAAATTCGGAACTATTAAGAGATCGTCCACCAGCATTAACAACTTCGTACATGTTGGTATAGTTTCCAATTACAGTGTGCGCCGGCGTACCAGAACCCGTTGTTTGCTGAATATTTCGAATATTAACCGGTCGTTTTGCGTACTCATCGCGGTATTTTGTTGCGCGAAGTCGACTGGGGTCTGGATAAGGACCACCATAATCAGCACCAACAAAGCCAAAAGCGCCGGCGGCTAGCGTACCGCCACCAATCAACAATTGCCAAGCCTCCGGCCGGCTGTATTCATCGTGTAAATTGTTTAAAGTGGCGGTACCATCCTCGGTTTTTAAAGAAGTATTATATACATTTAAATCTACATGTCTAGATTGGTGACCCCCAACATATTTTTCAGTGAACGGACCTTGCATTGGTATTTCGCTGAGAGGTCCATACGAATCATTATGAAGATTTACCGCATTCGCACCAGTAGCAAAACCGTTCATGAAATATTTAGAGTATCCGCTGCGCACAGATGAACTAACAATATTAAATGGAAGTGCTATGGCACCTTTAAGTATATCTCCATAATCTTTTAAATCAGTGAAGTCGCGACCCAATTGAACAGAAGTGTTCAGTTTCTTTTTAACATTCGGAACAAGCTCGTCAACACACTCGGGCGTGAGAACAGTAAGAGGTACACTCCCTGTGCTTGGTGACGGGAGACCAACGGTTAAAACGTTTAAAGGAATTCCTAGGGATGTTGGGCCATGCGGATAAGTAGAATTGAATACAAATTCAGATTTTTTGGAATCATTAAAGTTTATGCCGCCGCGCAACTCTCTTACTCTACTAATAGAAAAACGTTGTGGTTCGGATAGAGTTCGAAGAACAAATGTAGAGCCGGTATAAGTCGTACCATCGCTTTTGGCCAATACCGGCGCCGATCTAGAAACGTGCGTTGTAATAATTTCCTGTATCGTGTCTCTCTGGCCATCGACGGTAGCGTCTCCCGACGTGGCGCCGGCGGCGACTCTCTTGACCCTCTCCTTCCACCACTGACAATTCGAGCCGGTCTGCTCAACATTAGATACAGCAAGGGGGTGGTGATTGAATTTCCAATTATAAAGAAGCTCGTTTATTCCAAGAACTGCAGATTCCGGATCCGGATGCTTCATTTCCAACGTTGGGAATTTATGACGGTGTTTTGATCTCTCTAAGATATGACTTTCAATGATATTAAGGACGCCATCAGAAAAATTAGCATTAGCGGGAATCAACTCCGTTATCATCAGGCTCAAAGAATTATCAATCCACTTAAAGTATTCTAAAAACTTTTCTAGATCTGGTGTATTGTTCATCCTCTCAAAGAAAATTTGCCGAAGAATTCTGAATCCCTTATATTCGCCACGATATCTGTGAACCGGTTCACCAATAAGGTTGTTAAATTCAACAATTCCACTAAAAAATTTTAATATTTCGTCTGAAATAACACTGTACATGCTTTTTTCAAACATGAAGTAATGATCAATCGGCTGGCTGGTCTTCAAAAATACCTTATCGGAACCCTCTCCGATGGATATCAGATCTGAACTGTTATTAACATCTGGCAATTGTTGTCTATTCGTGAAAATATACTCAACATTAACAACATCCTTCTTGAAAGGCAGAAAGTTATTACCCTGGCCAGTGTGTTGGCGGTTTAATATTTTAGTAACCCAGCTATAACGATTGTTGATATTCGAAGAACCGGACGAAAGATCTTTCACAACAAAAGTCGCATCCGATGTTGTTGTGGTACCATCGCTATTTGGACCAGATCCAGTTACGCCCTCAAAGTCCCAATGCAGCGCTAGCGTTTGAGCCTTTGGAATATAAGATCCAGAAACACTATCGACCAGGAAAAACGCATTTTCCATTGGATAGTCCACTCCAAAGTTACGAGGATCCCGCGCGTGGGACTTTATTTCATCATCCGAAAGATAAGAATACCAATATTTAGCAGACAACACCTTTACATCTGTTTTCTGTTGTATTGTGCCGGTAATGTTTTCTCTATGCGCCCCAACAAACAGGCGTCGTGGAGTATGTAAAAAGGCAAATGCGGATCCTGTTGAGACTGACGCCGTTAAAGTAAATTCATTCTCTACCAAATCGCCATATAATTGAATACCGTGAAATTCTAATTTATAATCATCATCTAGTGTGCCAGAAACAATACCCTGTACAGGAGAATTATTCGGCTTAAGCCGTATAGCAAAGGTCCACTTGTTATTATCATATAGATTTTTGTAAAGACTGCTGGTTAGTGTCGTATTGAAAGTGTATAACGAACTAGTCAACATGAACCGCGCATGCGGAGAATCAATCTTATCGCGAAGAGCAAGTATTTGAAAGCTCGCGCTGTCTGGGCTACGCCATGATAAATTAGTACCAGTGGTGCCGTCTGCCTCATGCATGCCAAAGAGAGACGACGAAAGGACATTGGTGTCGAAATAATTTACTGCATCTGATTCTGGCTTTTTAGGGAAAACTATATCAACTTCGGCAGTATTTGATATAAAGGCTTCTAGGTTATACCCTTCGGATCCGGATATAAAGCCAACAGAATCGCCATTATCGACGTCCTCATACTGATAAACAACACCGCCGGCGCGATCAGGACCATTAAAATCAATTATTTTTTTCTTTGTACTAGTATTTCTATAATTATTTAATAGCTCGTAGGTGCTATTGTTCGCATATAGACGAATATTAATTAATTCATCGTCAACCCCAAAGCATCGAATAAGATTGCGGAAAGATTTCTCAGTTCCCTTTGATTTATATATCGCCGTTAAGTTGTTATAAATATTGATATAAATCAGATTTTTAATATCTGACAAATCTTTGGTGAAATCAAAATCATCATTCCTGGCTAAAAACTTTTCTAATATGTCCGAATCGATCAATATTTCCGAAGTGGTGAGTCCCTGAGATGATAACAGTTCTTTGGCAAATGGCAACGGCTTATAGGAAGAACTGGGATAGGACATGTTCCGAAGTTTAGGCATCGCCGCTATTTGTGCGTGTAAAGTATCGAAATAACTTGATAAAATCTGTACTAATTGGCCCAAATGGCCCTGTCCCCGACTGTCCTCTTCATCGCGGATCCACATAGGAATGGAGTTTATTATATTAGAATTATTGGTATAATCGTATGTGGCGCCCTTGTCCCTGTAAGTCGAATAAGTAGACCTAACATCCGGATGGAAATCGTAAATTATAGGATCTCTAAATTCAGTCGAACTTGCACTGGCTATCACCATAGCGGAAGATGTCAAACGTGCGTGAGTTCCGGGATATCCTATCCAATCTCCGTTGGATATGCGTCCGGAATAATCTAAAATCGTCGCGTCTGTCGAGGACGTCTGTGTTGTACCTTCGTTGAATTTGTAATAAATTCCCAGGTCAACATTGGCATCATCTGTATTTGTGCCGCCATTGACTTGTGTCCACCAATTTTTTCCAACTTCAGCAGACGAGCGAGAATCTTTCCAAAATCTAAACTCATCAATTGAAGCAGATAATTTACCCCAACCGTCTGTCGGAGAATCGAGCAAAACACCAGTCGGCGCTGTCAACAGGGCGCCTATCCTAGCCTTTAATCCACCGGTTATCTCATTTATTGAGGTTCCTGTAACAACAGTCTGTAATAAGTTACCATCTTGATAAAATTTTATTTTTCCATCACTACCGGTATTTTCAAAAACAAACGCATAATGGTGCCACGCATTAAGAGAGGAAGTTGTTAAAGAATCTCCAATTGGAACGTTAAGATATCCAGACGAGCCAGAATATACTGTCACCAAAAACGGAGAAGTGTCATTTAAAGAAGTGGCGCCTGTAATTTCAATTCTGAGACGACCGTAGGATCCGACCGATTGTGTTGCACTATTCCAGACATCAAATATGATTTCTTTTTTAGTTAAAGAAGTACTCCAACTACCGGTTGGCTTTTGTAGCCAAAATTCTATAGTGTTTCCAGTTGATAAGTCAAGTTGTAAATTTGAGGCGCGCTTTTTGCTTGTATCATATAGATTTGAATCGGCAAACGTCTTGTATGTTTCACCAGCAACCACACCATCGCTAGCGGTATGGGGACCGCCATATATCATAATATATTCAGCGGTTGCCGGAAGTCCATAGCCAGCAAGAACGCTACTGCCGGCTGCTGCTTGTCCCCAGCCATCAGCGGACATAATAATGTGGCCATTTGTCCGGGGGTAGATTTTATCAAATACGTATTTATCTAAATAAGAGGAAGAATTTTCGTATCTTTGTTTTTCGGAAAGTGCTCCATCATACGGATATTCATTATAGATCCTTGTGATGGCGTCGACATAATATCTCTCAGCAGAACCATACTTAACAAAATTGGACGCAGTAGTAAAATCTATTTCCGGTTCGAACCTTTCAATATCTTGTACTTTTGCTCTAATATATCGTTCGGATTCTACTTCAGAACCCTTTTCGTTGAGTGAGGCAGAAGCCAGAATCTTTGATGATTGGTTTTTCTCAAAAAGCTTTTTTAAACTCATATTCTCTCAACTCTGAATTTAAACGTGTAGGGCTGTTCTTGCCAACCACCGGCGGAATCATTATAGAAAGAAAACTTAATCCCATATTGATAGCCAGGATCCAGCATTGACATGTCTAGATCAAAATAGCTTCCAGACTTGTCATATGATAAGAAAGAGTAATAATAACTTCCGGTACCATACGGAATCGCCTTAAGGTCATCTACTGTTCTGTAAATCATGTAAGATGCGCTTTCAATAATATTTCCAATCACTTCAGATGTGGCCCGGGAATAAATATTTGGACTCCAATTCTTGTCCCTTACAAAAAGCCTAAATCGAGCGGTTTCATAATTGTCGTACTTCTGCTTCAAATTTGTTATAGAAAGCACATATCTATTTGATGGGCTTACCAGTTCTGCTTCCTCGGCCATGGGCCTAATTGAACCAGTAAAATAGCGGGTGCTTCCGGAATACCAAACATCAAACAAATTGGTAAGCGGTACCTTGGAGGATGTGATGGCAACGCTGCAGCTATAAATTCCCGTCGATACATAACCGGCTGTGGCGTATTCGGTAGAATCCGCCGTAACATGCGTATCGTCTTGTACTAATGTTAATTTACTACCAGAAGGCGCCGCATTATCTAACGAACCAGAGTACAGACTAGTTCTCAATAGTCCAGTTCCAACATCGGGAATATTGGCAAGCTTGCCGCGAACAATGTTGTACAGATAAAGTGTATTTAGATTATCCTCCGCCGGAGCCAGAGAACTACTATAATAAAAATTGCCTCGATCATCTCTTGTCCGCGAGTCCCACCGTGCTTCAATAATCGGTCGTTTAAAGAAAAATTCTGATGTTCTAGAGGAGAATTTTTTAGTATAAAAAGTCTCGCTGATTTCAGCAAATGAACGCGAAAGGGAGTCGGAGTTACCGGTTAGCGTTCCCGACATTCGAATTAATAATCCGTAATTATCGTACGTTTCAGCAATCCAATACTCTACCAAGTCAGTTATGTCAATGTCCAAATCCTCATTACCGATATACATATTTTGAGTATAAATCAGATCCCCGGAAGATGTATGGGCGGATCCACCCGTCATTGACCAGGCAGTTGTGCTGCTAGCAGACATCCAATTGGATTCCCCGGAATCAAGATACTCATCCATATCAACGCCGCGGCCCTCGTCCCAAGATTGGGAAGTCGCGAAAATCTGCAAATTATAGTTTTGGGGCAGCGTCTGCGAGTGTTTGACGTTATACATCTTAAGATAAAAACTCGTACTTCCGCTAGCTGCAATTGTATTAGATGTTCTATCCGTGCTAATATCACTAATAGGAAATTTAATTAAAATTCGCGCCTCTTCAAAAGACGCAGATGATGCTTGCTGGTAAATGTTAAAAGTTTCCAAGGAGTCGGCTAGGCCCATATTAGAGCCGGTACCTCTCTTTTTCAGATCGCTTTTATACGCATTTGTGATAGTACCATCTGCGTCTGCAAAATATCTTTTAATGGCCATTAAACAACTGTTCCTCTGATGTCAGAATCTGGGAATTTAATTTCAAAAACAACATTTTTCGGCGCCATAATATATCTACCATCTGCTGATTTCATAGCTTCAATTGGAAAAAAGGTAGAAGCATAATCGCCACCTTTCTTGATTACAACATCTATACTTTCAACATCAACAACTCCATCAACTTTATTTAAAAGCTTCATGGTTCTAGATATCTCAAATGGCTGTCCGATCATTTGCTTATTAGAATATTCCTCTTTTAGAATGGTTACGCATTTCTCTAAGACATCGTATTTATTAAAATTTTGTTCGGCAACAACCTTAAAATGTACCGCAAGATTAACTATTAATGCATCTAGCAAATCAATCGTATCATTTATCATCTTATGCTGAGAAAGCCAAGTTTTTACATTATTCTTAATTGTACTGTTCGCTGTAGATAAGTTTCGACTTTCATCCTCGGATATCAAATAAATATTTAAATTTCTCCGGAGTGAGTCGTTGTCGGTCATTACACGACAGCGCTTAATAGCGCCATATTTGCCGGGCATCGAATAAATAAAACTTTCATAATCTTGCGCTGTCACTGCCCTATTTTGAGTTGCAAAAAAGTCCTTTGAGCGGATCCGCAACTCATCGGCCGATGGGATTTGAGAATCGCCAGAAATTGGCCCCTCATTTAATACCTCCAAAGTCACGCTGGGATTAATCCGATAATTAACGGTCAATGTTGTATCGGACGGACCTATGCCAAATTTATCTGTATTTAATAATTTATAGGGATCAAAGTTAACATCTGAGACGTAGGATTTTCCAATAGCGTCAATCACAACATCAGAAGGATCGGCCACATTATTAATTTTAATATCCTCTTCGGAACCAAATCCAAATTGTAAATATATATCATTCAAGCCATCGCGCTCAACAGTAAAACGCCTAGCAACCAAGGCCGGCTTTATTATTGACGGCGTATTATCGGTACCAAAATTTGGATTTGGAAATTCCTTAAGGACAACGTTTTGAGACAAGTAATCAACTTCAAAATATTCATTCCCCTCGGCATCAAAAACAGACATCATTTCAGTAAAGCTTCTACTGCGCAACTTCACTTTTCGAAACCGCTCAAATGAACCGACTGAAATATCTTGTGTAACAAAGTCTCCGGAGGTGACTCGCCCGGGCATTCGAATGGCATAATAAGTCGGTAATCCACTAGTTGGATTCACGCGCGCGGCGACAGTAATTGCTTCGCTACTGTTGAAATTTACATTTTCGGTTAATATAAAGTTTACACCATTCTTCGAAGAAAGCATGGTACCTCTTTTAAGAATAGGAATATAATCAGCATTTGGTCCCAAGCCCAAAGTGTTTGCGGGTACCAGAATATAGAGAGAAACTATACCATTCGCAGCGGGCTTGCCCCTATATTTATAGCCCAATTGCCTTGAATGTCTTAAGACGTTGTTGTACTCAATGGCAGTATCAAAAAACGATTCATTAACATTATAATCTACATAATATGAAAGAATATCGCCAACATAAGAGACTGTATCGATCATCAGGGAGCCGAAGCTGGCTTCGCTAAAATCCTTATAAGTATCCGGATAATAGCGGCGCGCATAATCTTCTAAATCTCTTTTTATACTATTAAAATCTCTACTAGTATATTTTATTGGTACCTTTTTGGCCATAATCTATTTCCTTTCTTAAATAAGTAGTGAAAATGCTAATTTATAGGAATCGAAAGCACCTCTCTCCCGAGTCCCATTGATGGCGAACTATAATAAATATTAACAACCAACGAATGATCTTGCTCTCCCGTAAATATATCAACCTTCTCAATGGTGACCCATGACAAATATTTTTGGGTTTGAGACATAATTCTGTTTCTGAGTGGCCCAAAATTGGAAGTATTGTTCATGAATAAGAAGCTTCTTATCCCAACACCAAACTCAATATCCATAACTCTTTCTCCGGGGCTTGTCAGGACAATCATTTTTAAATTCTGCGTTGCCAGATCTTTGATGGTCTGAATCAAATTATAACCACCGTCTCCATTTTTAGCCAGTGGTAATCGGGGTGATATTCCTATCATAATTAAAACTCCTATTAATCAGAACCTGAAAACAAATCTCCAAGATCGTCTTCGCATACACTATCAACTTGTCTGCGTCTCAACCACCATTTGAGATTTAAATTAAAGCCCATTTTTATATCCTTTAATAATTCTTTGAATCGAGAATTCCTCTCAGACTCTGCATCGCCATCCTCAAACATGTCATCCATTGAATTATATTGATAAAGAAACATTTTGGCCAAGAATTTTTTTGTTTTTGGCAACATTTCTCTATCCCAATCCTCGATCGTTGTACGGAACAGTCCCAATCCGCCCAAAGTATTCATAATAGAGAACCCATCTTGCGGTTGCCCGATTGAATTTAGGCTAGATACGTTAACATGCACGGATACATAACTGAGCATTCTGGAAAGTGAGACAATTTTCTTAAACATAAGATTATATTGATCACTATTAAGTAGTTTTGACACCAAACAATCATAATACGTGATTCCGTTGTCATCTGTTCGCTCATCGAAATCGTCGGAGGAGAGGCTATCAAGTTCCGAAATAGTCATATCCGGCAAATCAAGCTCAACAGAAACCAGAGGAAAAAGAAAATTGGTATTATCATAAGACGTACCATCGCCATCAACATACGCATTGTTCAAATAAAACGCGCTCATCAATTCTGACAATTCTTCAATATTATCTGTTTCGCTCAATATAACTGCCAAAGACGTGTTTAAAGACTCTGGCGGCATGTAAGAGATACGTAGACCATAACTAATTCCATTTGAATCGCCACTAAGAGTATCTTCGCTAGTCTCTTCATCTGTTGTAATCTCCAGATCTCCAAAATAATCAGAAATGTTTGCATCAGAATCAAAACCAAAATTAGAATTAAAGGTTCCAACCATATCATCATAAAAAGTGTCTAGATTGACGTGGGCGCGCTCTTTGTTTGAAAACGGGGATTCGTCTTTTGGTGTTATTTTGACATATTTTTCAAATATAAATACACCAGTATCAAATATAGTAGCTATCGTTGCTGGATAAATGTCTTCGGCGCCAGTACTGCCAATATAAGGTATCGAATAATTCGGTATGGTAACATCAGAATCATCTAGCGGATTTGTCAAATAGCGCTGGCCTGCCCAACTGACTTTAAGTGAAGGGATGTTTAGAGGCCCTCCATCAGAACTTCGAAGGACAAAATCTGAATTATTTAAAAAATATTTGTTCAAATCCTCGATCAAACCACCATCCGACAGACTTTCGCTAGCGAAATATTCATTTTGTGACAATTCTTTATACATATATTCGGCAATATACGAAGATTCCTGCTTCAAAAAATATTTTAATATCACAACGCAAGAATCTTCAACAGATTGTATCGTCTCTAATTTTCTTTCAAGTATAAGCTTTAATTTCGCCTTTCTTTTGCGCAATTCATCGAATAAAAGTACAGCCAACCCAATTGGACCGAATGCCCTGACTATACCATATGGCGCCAAAGATGCGACAGAGGCTCCTCCAACCAAAAGCGATCTGAGATCGGCCGACGCATCAAATATTTCCGCTTCTGTTGGAAAGGCAAATGCATTTTGAGCCTCTTGGCATGCATCAATTGCGGCTTCTTCTTCCTCAGTTGGTGTTATTTTGCCTTCATCTCTTAAACGAACATACAATTGTACACATTGCTCCAAAAACAAGAGCCAAAATCTGGGAACGGGGTCAAATTCGGTCACAAATACGCGCTTACCTATAGATGTGCTTAATTCATACATGTCTTTTGACATACTTTGAGCAATATATTCAAAAAACAAATCATCAATGTTTCCATTTTCGAAAGATGGAACAACCTTCGAAAAAACTGGTAACGTTTTAAGGGTATGTTCGGTCATGTATGTCCGACATGTCGCATAGATCAGTGCTTCTATACCAGAAAACGACTCTCTAGAATGAATTTTTGCAAACGGAGTCTCAATATCGCAATCTGGATTTAAAAATAATCGCGGATCATCATCAAGATTTTTATACGAGTCAGATGCACGCTGGATGATTTCTTTAATTCCCAATATGTTTTTGTCTTCGGGGTTACAATCATTTGGCTCCGGAAAAACAACATCCATCAGTGCCATCCAGCCATTTTTTACAGGCGGAATAATATAAAATGCTGGATTTCCCGGGGTTCCTCCGTATAATTCTGGATCTAAAAACACAACTTTGTTATCGGTACTGATTTTTGGCCAATCAGAGTCGGAATTAATCGAGGAAGCGGAACTGACATCGAAATCAGAGGGTTTATCCGAGAAATCAACACTCCCGTACGCAAATCCCTGCTCATTATTCGCTATTAATCGAAACATAGCGCGCAAAACCGTGGTACACGCGGCGTCATATAATTTTTTACGGTAAAAGCTCATATTTCTGTTCCCTCGACATCAACATCAATCGTAATCCCGGTAATATTGGAATAATTTTCCTTCAAAACACTAGCAAATATATTACCATACGAAGAATAGCCCTCGACAAAATCAAAAGAATTTTCTTGTTCACTGTTCAGGCCAAAATCTTCAGACACAGAGAATTCAGTAATTTTTGATTCTGTTGTGGCTGGAAAATCGGCGATCGCGTACAGCCCAAATGGGTTATAGATTCCCAGAAAATCGTAACCAGAACTCTCCAATGTATCTAATCCGCCAGGATCCGCAGCCACAGGCAAGCCGCTCGCATCTCCGGATTTATAATCCGCTAAATATTCTAAATATGCTTCATAATTTTCAATATAGTTCTCGGCAGCAGCAAGAACTGCCAGGCCGTATCCTTCCAGACTAGTATACCCGGCAGCATTAATAAGTTGTTCAAACTCCTCCAAAGAGTCATATTGCTCTGTGATTTCGATCGAAGTCGGTGCGCCGGCTTCAATACCGGCAATAACTGAATTCGCAAAGGAATATATCTGACCAACTGTTACTGTTGTCTGTAAAGTGTCATATTCTTCTTCTGGTACTTCTTCTTCAGGCTCCTCCTCGCCATTTCCATTGCCATTTCCATTACCTCCTGCCATTTTATCCTCCTACTAACTCATCGACGCCGTCAGTGGCGCCTTGATCATTTTCTTCATTCTCCGCTAGCGCCGTGTCATATACTTCAACAACTTCTATGCTGTACACGTCCGGTGTTTCGTGGTTTGAAGAGTGTGTATATGAAATATTGGACACTATGGACGAATCATCAGTCGAAAATGATGTTGATATCGATTCGGCGTCGATCGTAGAATCAAATTCTATCTCGCCGGCATAAGTGATCAAGTCTTCTCGTAATTTATTACATATGACGAACGGATAATAATCATTGGCGGTGAACGCCGACAAATCTGTATTGAAAGACCTAGCAACACGCGCACTTAAGCCGCCCAAGAGTGGATTTTTCATAAGAAAATTCTGTTTTCGCAGTCTAGTTCCATCCGTTACAGACATGGCAAAATCAAAAAACCCTTTTCGACCATAAACATCTCTCTTGAAACTCTTCTCGATGTCTTCTAGAAGATCTTCGATATTATCAACGCCGGATATATAACTTCCCGGGTCGTCTTTTTCAAAAATTCCCTGTACAGTTGGACACGATGGATCTCCTGTCGAAAAAATACTCGGATATTGCCTAGCAAATGAAGCTTCGGGGCCTCCATGGATAAAATCAAGTATGGTTTCGACATTTTCAAGAGTATTTTCATTAATTTTGTCCAACATGCTATCAACATCACACGTACCGTTCTCTTCTAATATCTCACGACGTAAATTTTGGATTCTAGAGTAAATGGCACTATCTCCACAAACGCTAGCACCAGCAAATATATCATCACCAGCACTCTGAGAGACTGCACACAACTTATCTAATTCTTCGGGATTCATATAGTTGCCTAGGGTCTTGAAAAACGAACGAATCGCCTCTGGAGTGTTCATTATGCTTAAAAATTCACTATTATTGTATTTTATTATTTTTAGGGCAATTTTTAGACTACTGTCGTCCGGATTTCCCT